GGTTCGTGGTTTCAAGGAATCCGGCAAGATTGGTACGAGTAAGCCTTCGAGCGTTCGCAAAGCTGTCAAACAGGCTGCGGCGATTGCGTACTCAAAAGCCGGTAAGTCGCGTATGAAGAGAGGGTCTAAGCGATGAACTATGACAATGGCGGCAATTCTGACAAGATGAACAGCGGCGTGGAAGAACTACGCAAGTTGAAGGAAACGGCAAAGCAGCAAGCCGACAAGCGCGGTGCGCCTATGCTGATTGGCAACCGCATTACGTTGATGCGCCAAAAGCGTGAAAGCAGAAAGATGGAGAGATGAAGAAACAAAAGGGGCTGAATCCTGAACTTGAGCAGGCTATTTATGATTTACTCAAGGCAACAATGAATGACTCTACCGCATCACTGACTGACAAAACCAAGGTGCTTGACCGAGTTCTGAAGCTAGAACAAATCAAGCAGAAGATCAGCGATGACGAGTGGGGCAAAGGGTTTTTCAATCCAGACGATGAGGGAGATGACTGATGGTTGACGGGGCTGCAATTAAAATTATTAACATGGCAATGGACATACTGTCTCACAGAGCATTGACGTTCCTTGCTTTGTTTTTTAGCTTTGTGTTGGCTTGCTGGACGATGATCGTGCCAACATGGGAAAGGATGGCAATGGCAGGATTCTTTGCCATTTTCATTTATTTGCCGTGCATCTTCAAAGAAAGGACTCAAAATGAAACTTAGCATCAGCAAGACCAGCATGACTGTCATGGAAAAGAATGGCAGCAACGGTGAGTATGATCGTGGCAGCGCAGGCGAGGCTTATCGTTGCGCTTCTGTTTCTGACACTTATGGTCGTGGCAAGCCTACTCGCACCAATCCTATGGGCTTCATGGCTATGCAGTGCTTCTCTGGTTCGCCTGACCAGAAACAATCTCCAACTTCCAAGCCGGGTAACGCTGGCGGTAAAAGGATTATCTAATGGGAATCATGGCCTTCACTCCGATGGGGAACACGGTGTCGTTTACCGCCGCCGTGACTGCGCCTGCCGCTGTGCAGGCTAACTCCAGCACCATTGGTGGCACACAATACCGTGTACATAACCTAGGCAACGTGGCTGTGTACATGGGTGTTGGTGCTACTGCTGGCGCTGCTGGCACCGCAGCAAACGTAAGCCTTGTGGGATCAACGATTACGCTGATGCCTAACTCGGTAGAAGTGTTTACCTTCAATGCTAACCAGTTCTTTACAGGGGCAACTGCCAGCGGCACCGCCGTAGTGACAGTAGTTCCGGGGGATGGACAGTAATGTTAAGAACAGCCGGAGGTATGACGGTCAACCAGACAACGAACTTTGCTGGTTACTACGGCTCGTTCTACAGTTCGGTTGATCAAACAGACGGTGTAACCCCCTATGCCATTGCCGCAGAAAACACGGCTGATGCTGATGGCGTGTCGATGGCGCTTAACCTTGCGGGTAGAAAAACAAGGATGACGTTTGACCATACGGGAACGTATAACATCCAGTTCTCTGCCCAACTGCACAACACGGGCGGTGGTGGCTCTGGCAATACAGTGAACATTTGGTTTCGACTAAATGAAAACAATGTTGCCGATTCAGATACTAAGGTGACAGTGCCATCCAATGCGCCTTATGTGGTGGCAGCATGGAACTTTATTATTAGTGTTGCGGCTGGTGACTATGTTGAGTTGATGTGGTTTACGGATAACGTCAACATCATCCTTGAACATGAAGACGCAACCGCGACACACCCTGCAATCCCTTCAGTCATTCTTACCGCACAACAGATAAGGTGATGCTATGAGACAGTACATTCTTGATCGTGTAAGAGAGCCATCTACTTGGCGTGGTGCCATTCTGTTTCTGACTGCGATTGGTGTGCCTATTGCCCCACAACTGGCAGACGCCATCGTAACGGCTGGCCTAGGCATTGCTGGCTTAGTCGGTGTTCTGACGCCTGATCGTCGTGATTGATCATGGATTGGAAAAAGTATCCTAACTTTACTGCTGCTGAGTTTGCATGCAGTCATTGTGGTGCCAATGAAGTTAAGGAATCTTTGCTAGAGAAACTTCAAGTCTTGCGTACTAAGTATGGCAAGCCCATGAAGATTACTTCTGGCTACCGTTGCCCCAAGCATCCTATTGAGGCAAAGAAGACTGAACCCGGTGCGCATGCAAGCGGCTTGGCCTGTGATGTGGGTGTTACTGGTGCTGATGCGCATGAGATTCTGAAGCTAGCTTTGGAGTTAGGCTTTACTGGCATTGGCGTTCAGCAAAAGGGAACGGGCAGGTTCATCCATTTAGACCTTATGACTAGCCCTAACCGCCCTACCGTCTGGAGTTACTGATGGGTAAGAAGGGTGTCAGCCTAGCAATAGGTCGCGGTGAGAAGCTGCCGGTAAGCAAGGGTGCTGGCTTGACTGCCAAGGGCAGGGCTAAGTACAACCGTGAAACTGGCAGCAATCTAAAGGCACCAGCGCCTAATCCTCGCACAAAGAAGGAAGCAGGCCGCAAGGCTAGTTTCTGTGCGCGTATGGCTGGCGTAGTGAGGAAAGCTAAAGGGCCAGCTACCAGAGCTAAAGCGTCACTTCGTAGGTGGAACTGCCGATGAGTCATCAAGCGCAGTTAGACTTTGTTGCAGAGTTACGCAGTCTGTTTCCAGATTACTTTATCCGCAAGGAAGTTCTTGAGATTGGTAGCCTAAATATTAATGGTTCGATTCGGCCTTTTTTTGAGCAATGCGTATATGTTGGCGTTGATCTTGGCGAAGGACGCGACGTTGATGTGGTGGCTAGAGGCGAAGACCTCACCTATGCTGATGGTAGCTTTGACGTTGTGGCAAGTTGCGAATGTTTTGAGCATAATCCTGAGTGGGTGGCTACATTAAACAACATGATCAGGATGAGCAAAGGCTTAGTCTTTTTCAGTTGTGCAACTACTGGCAGACCTGAACATGGCACACCGCGTACTAGCCCACACGACGCACCGTTCTGCGGCGACTATTACCGCAACCTGACGGAAGAAGATGTAACAAATGCAATTGATTTGTCAGTCTTTGAAGACTACCAATTTCTAACCAATGATATGGCTCACGACTTATACTTTTGGGGGATCAAATGAAAGAAGGACTTTACGCCAACATTCATCAAAAACGTGCCAGAATAAAGGCTGGCAGTGGTGAAAGAATGCGCAAGCCCGGAAGCAAGGGCGCACCCACAGAAAAAGCATTTAAGCGTTCAGCACGAACGGCTAAACGATAGGTTTCTTCGCAACGGCCTAGTCTTCTCCCTAGGCTTTCCCCCGTCTAATCAGCGGGGGTTTTTTTTACTCACTCGGCAGCAAGCCACCTTCAAACAGATACGTTCCCATGTGACCTAAACGGCACCAAGGTGCTGCATGTATCTTCCCGCCAATCTTGCGCCACTGGTGACAAAAGAAGTAATCCTCTGACAACAGCCGCTTAGTCTCAGGATCAATGGGATCAAGGTAGAACCCATAGATTTCCTGACCCGCCATAAAGTTCATATCACTGACAAACGTCTTTGTATGTGGCTTTAATTGCTCAAACACATCACGCTTGATCAGCATGAAACCAGTGCCAATTGCTGACACCTCGCACGGCTGATCTACTGGCACAGTAATGGCAGGATCATTGGTCAGCAGGTTGACCACGAAACTACCTGTGTAGTTCTTCAAGTCATCCTTACCTTCTAAGGCTGCTTGCTTCACAGTAGGCCAGTTGATTTCCTTTTTTGGATAGATGCCACCGATAACATCAACGTCAGCCTCAAGCATTTTGATAGCATCGTCGGGGTTAAAGGCAATGTCAGCGTCAATCCAGAAAAGGTAATCAGCGTCACCTTGCAAGAACGTGTGTGTCATATTGCATCGTGCGCGTGTCACCAGTGATTCATTGAACATCAACGACACGGACGTTTTGTAACCATGCTGGTTGAGCGCACCTATTAGACCGATCAAGGACTGTGCATAAACGCCAGTACACTGTCCACCATACATGGGTGTTGCGATAAAGACATGCTTTTGTTTTTCCATGTGATCTCCGTAAAAGTGGGGCGTGTCAGAGTGACGCTGCGCCCCGCAACGCTCCTAAACATCCTCTGACTGATGGGGGAATTCATTACCGAGAAGTGCTAACAAGTCTGGCAAGCGCAACACTGCCAGTGATTTACCACCGTCTTCACGCATGATCACAATGGGCGTTTGACCTATTTCGCAGGCTTTCTCTGCCTGTTCCATAAAATCATACACTGCAATCTTGCGTCTGCGTTTGCACTCAATGAGATATTTCCCAAGGATCAAGTCACCTTCCTCAGACACCTGATACTGCTTCAGGTTGCGCCTGATGCGAATGCCAAGCACATCAAATATTTCATTGGCTACTTCACGCTCGTAGTTAGCGCCACGTTGTCTTGCTAGTTTGCTCATAAGAAGGTGGGGTACTCGCTGCACTGAGTCTCGATGACTATGGGACGTATCCGCAGCATCCGCTTTCCCCCAAAAAAATTAATAGCAGCTTGTGTTACAGCTATTGCCAAAGCAACACGTTGTGCAGGTTACGCAGCGACCCTGATCACAGTAAGTGTTGTAAGTGCAGCTTGCCCACACCAATGGTGCCGTTACTGCCAACCACAAAGCAAATAGATAACGCATGATTATCTCCCATCAAAAAGGAATATCACCATCTTCCCTGCGCTTACTTGGGAAGGGGTTTACATTGCCGGGGCCTTGAGCGCTTGTTGGTTGCCAAGTGTCTTCCTTCAAGCTAATCAATGCACCGCCCTTGGTATCCTTCGTCCATGCTGCCAGCTTGATTGTGTCACCCGGTGCATAGTGTTCGGATACCTTTAGCTCACCCCGCCAATCAGGGGATGCAGCATTCTTTTTGTTGCGGTTGCTAAGTAGTACGCCAGTTCCCATCTTACGTTCAATTTGTTCCACTTGATTGCTCCTTCACTAATAAATAACGTGCGACATCCTTATCACCAACACGCACCATTTGAGTCAAAATTGCATGCCCATCTTTTCTCAGGTCTTCAATCCGTGCCGCCAGCCTTAGCACACCGTACAACCTAAGAGAATCTAAGGCAGTGATGCCATTACCTTGGCGCAAATGATCAAGGATCATCTGGCTTTGGTTCTTGCCGCTGGCTGGCTTTATCCCTTTTTTATCAGGTGATCTAGCCTTTCTTTTACCTGCCTAACTGCCTTTGCCCATATCTCAAACAACACCGCCTTGTCAGCCTGAATCATGCCAAGCACAAAGTCATTCGCTGATTCGAGCGCTGTGATCTTGGATAGCTTCTCAGCTGCGTTTAGCTTCTGGCTTTCCATAATCTGATCCACCATTGCCAAGTAACCATCAACGAACTCTTCGTCGTTAGCGTAGAACTTGTAGGCTTTGTCAGTGTTTGGCAGCATGAAAGCAATGCCTGTTGTGGTTACTGGCTCTGGCTTTTCCTCGACTGCTATGGGTGCTGGTGTTTCAGTTACCACCATCGGCTCGACACGCGCTTGCGGGATGGTTTCAACTTCAGTCTCATCAAGCATTCCGAGTCCACAATGTGCAAGAACCGACCGCCGTATCGCTTTCGTAGTTGCCTTAAGGATGGCATTAGCCAATCTCTCGCCGACAAGGTTTCCGACATCCACCGCGCCTTGATTCTCTGAAACTCTACCGTCACTGCCCGTGACTCTGACGGAGACAAGGTAAATTCCATCCACACGTTCCCGATGCGTAATCTGAGTGGATAGCTTGTGTAAGGCACAGAGTTGTTGTGTCGCACTAGCGTTGGCGTAGAGAATTTGTTTTCCATTGAGCGTTAGCAGGTCAAAGGGTTTAGCAGCAGGATCAAGACCAACTTGTTTGCAGCGGTACAGATAGTATTGCTTCTTCTGATCTTCGTTTAGACCAGACAAATCACCACGCAACACAATGGATGACTGAATCGCAGGATCAAGGGTTGCGACTGCTGACGAATCGCCTGACATGCTGACTACGTTACTCATCATCAACTCCTTCCATCCAATTTTCAGACAATTCATTCATGTGTGTAATGACAATGTGCAGCATGTGACCGATGTTTCTAGGTATTTCATATTCATCGCAAGCGCATTCACCATCTAATAAAGTATCAACATTTTCGTCAATGACGCTCATGTAGTGCATCACCAAAAGGTTCTTTATGCCAAGCAGAGTTTCCTCATAAAACTTTAGCTTGTTGGCATAATACTTTCCAGATGTGAGCCACATGCGTTTCAGTTTAGCCTTATCCCTTTCCT